AGAGAGGTCAAGGTTTACCATACTATGTGCAAGTCATTAAGGATAAAGATTATGTTTACAAAGATCATTTTGCACCACATGATATTGAAGTTACAGACTTTGGTAATGGCAAAACCAGGAGAGAGGTTGCCTACCAATTAGGAATTAGGTTCAAGGTTGTACCAAAAATTCCACTAGAGGATGGTATACACGCAACTACAATGACCCTGCCTAGATGTTGGATTGATACTGACCATTGCAAAAAGTTAATAGATGCGTTAAGACATTACCACAGGAAGTACATTGATAAAAATAGAATGTTTAGATCGAAACCTGTACATGATTGGAGTTCTCATGCTTGTGATGCAATGCGTTACTTGTCTGTTGGACTACAAGAAATTAATGATAGACAAACTGCTCCACAAAGTGTAGCAGATAATGAGTACAGGATTATATAATTATGGGATCACTTTTTAGACCAAAAATGCCATCATTGCCACCACCGCCTCCTGCTCCAGAACCGCCTAAAGCGGAAATCTCGCAAGAGGAAAAAGACAGAATTGCGGCAGAGCAAAGAGCTATGGAAAGAAGAAGAAAAGGTAGAAAGTCTACAATCCTTACATCACCATTAGGTGTTGAAGAAGAAGCTGAGACAGAACAGAAAACTTTGTTAGGATCATAATGTTAGAAAAAATTAAAAAAATATTTAAAAAAAAACCAAAGGCAAAAGCAAAACCTAAAAAGGTAAAAGAAGTTTTAGTATTAGATGAAGATAAAACTTTTGAAAACGAAGTTAAAAAATCAGAAGTAATAGAAGTAAAAGAAACTGTTTCTGAAACAAAAGCAGAAACTAAATCATCATTAACATTTGGAGAATAATATGGGTAGCAATTCAAGTAGTAGTGGCGGAGGAGAAGGTCCTGCAAACAGATACCAAAAACCACCAGCACCTAAAAAAAATGTTACAACTAAAGTTGTAGATTTTGGTAAAAATCTTATTACTGCTAGAAGAAAAACTGCTTACAATGTTTCAAAAGTTATTCCAGGTTCTGAAAAAAGATTAAGAACAAATAGAACTGATTACAGAAATTATTTAAGTTCAATGGGTTCTACTCCAGATTTTTTAAAAAATGATAAAAACTTAACTAGCTTTGAAACTTATGACAAGTTAATAAATTATAAACCATCACCTAGTGATGCAAATTTACAAACACCTTTAAGCTACGCAGATTATTTAGCTGAAGAAAAAGGAAACTATAATTTAAAAATGGCAGGTAATGTTGGTGGAATGAATAATAGAGATGGAGGTGGTAACAATAATAATCAACAACAAGTAAAACCAATAATATTAGATTCAGTAAAAGGACCTACAGAAATTGAAGTTTTACAATCAGAAGCAGCAAACGCTACAAGTGAAGAAGATCCAATTTATTTAAGAAAAAAAAAAATAAAAGCAAAAGGAAGATCGTCTACAATTTTAACAAGTTCTGAAGGTGTAAATGAAAATTTAACATTAGGTAAGAAAAGTTTATTAGGATCATAATGGCAAAAACAGATTTAACTAAAAGTTTAATATCCAGATTTGAGAAACTTGAAGGTCAAAGGCAAAACTGGGAAACGCATTGGCAAGAAGTTGCAGATTATATGCAACCAAGAAAAGCAGATGTAACTAAACAAAGAGCTAGAGGTGATAAAAGAATGGAACAAGTTTTTGATTCTTCACCTATACAAGCAGTAGAATTATTAGCAGCATCATTACATGGTATGCTTACAAACCCTTCTACTCCTTGGTTTACCCTAAGATTTAAAGATGAAGAAATTGATAATGAAGATGAAGCAAAACTTTGGTTAGAGTCATCTACAGATGCAATGTATACAGCATTTAATAGATCAAACTTTCAACAAGAAATATTTGAATTGTACCATGACCTTATAACATTTGGTACAGCAGCAATGTTTATTGAAGAAGATAATGATGACATTATAAAATTTTCAACAAGACATATTAACGAAGTATTTATTGCAGAAAATGATAAAGGTAGAATAGATACCATTTATAGAAAATTTAAAATATCTGCTAGAGCTGCAATTCAAAAGTTTGGCGAAAGTGTGTCAGCAGATGTTCAAACAAAAGCAAAAAAAGATCCATACGAAGAAATAGAAATACTACACGCAGTTTATCCAAGAGCAGATTTTAATCCTAACAAAAAAGATAAAAAGAATATGCCATTTGAATCTGTGTATATTGAATTTAAAAATGGTAATGAATTATCTGTATCTGGATTTAGAGAATTTCCATTTGTAGTACCAAGATATTTAAAAGCATCAAATGAAATTTATGGAAGATCACCTGCAATGACAGCATTGCCTGATGTTAAGATGTTAAATGAAATGTCAAAAACAACTATCAAAGCTGCACAGAAACAAGTAGACCCACCACTATTAGTTCCTGATGATGGATTTTTATTACCAGTTAGAACTGTACCAGGTGGATTAAATTTTTATAGATCAGGTACAAGAGATAGAATTGAACCATTAAACATTGGTGCAAACAATCCATTAGGTTTAAATATGGAAGAGCAAAGAAGAGATAGTATTAGAGCTGTGTTCTATGTAAATCAATTAATGATGCAACAAGGTCCACAAATGACAGCAACAGAAGTAATCCAAAGAAACGAAGAGAAGATGAGATTACTAGGACCTGTATTAGGTAGATTACAATCTGAATTATTAAAACCACTTATTGATAGAGTGTTTGCAATATTACTTCGTAACAATATGTTACCACAAGCTCCAGAGTTTTTATCAGGTAGAGATATAGAAATAGAATATGTATCACCACTTGCTAAAGCACAAAAATCTACAGAGCTACAATCTATTATAAGAACAGTAGAAATATTAGGATCACTTGCAAATGTAGCACCAGTATTTGATTATATAAATTTTGATAACCTTGTGAAACACTTGGCAGACATTGTTGGTGTGCCACAAAAAATATTAAAATCACAAAGTCAAGTAAATGCGGAAAGACAACAAGCACAACAACAACAACAAGAAATGCAACAGATGCAACAATTACAACAAGTTGCTAAAGCAGGAGGAGATGTAGCACCACTAGCGAAAGCATTGCCAGACGAAGCAAGAGCTGTAGTAAATGCTGATGTGGAATAGTATGGAAGAAAATAAACAATTAGAAAAACTAATAACAAAATTAAAAACAAATTATAAATACATATTCAATACAGAAGAAGGCAAAGAAGTCTTAACTGATCTTGAAAAAAGATGTCATTATCATTCTACCACCAATGTAAAAGGTGATAGCCATGAGAGTGCATACATGGAAGGACAACGCAGTGTTCTTCTATTTATTAAATCAATGCTGCGAAAGGAAAATGAAAAAGGTAAATAACTATGTCAAGCGAACAGATAACACAGGAAACTGTGCCTGTAGAACAAAAGACAACTACAGAAACAGCGACACCTACACCCACTGCCACACAAGTTGCAGTTAAAGGAGCAGATACTCCTGCACCACAAACAACACAAACAACAACTCAATCAACTTGGAAAGATTCTATAAGTGAAGCATATAGAAACGATCCTAACATTGAAAAGTTTACAGAGATAGATGCGTTAGCAAAATCTTATATCAATGCAACAAAGATGATTGGTCAAGATAAAGTTGTTATTCCAACTAATAATTCTACAGAAGAACATTGGGATGAAGTTTATACTAAACTTGGTAGACCAGAATCTGCTGATAAATATTCTTTAGATGCAAAATCTGAAGTAGTAAACTTAGATGAAAATGCAATTAAATCTTTTGCAGAACAATCTCATAAGCTAGGTTTAAATAATAAACAAGCTCAAGGTATCTTAGAGTTCTATAAAAATAATATGGAAGGTACTGCACAACAATCAAAGATTGATACTGAAACTGCTCAAGCTCAAGCTGAACAACAGTTAAGGCAAGAGTGGGGTAGAGACTTTGAGGGTAAAGTAAAACAAGCTGGTGCATTAGCAAAAGCTAATATTAATCCAGAAGTTTTAGATATGACTTTATCAAATGGTACAAGACTTGGAGATCATCCAGAGATAATAAAAGGTTTTGCAAAGATAGCAGGTATGATGCAAGAAGATAAAATTGTTGCAACAGAAAGCGAAAATGCACAATCGGTTAGTAATATTGAAGAAGAAATTGCTTCAATGGTTAATGATAGAAGTAGTCCATACTGGAATAAACAACACCCAGATCACGATAAAATGGTACAACAAGTCTATACATTAAGAGAAATGTTAAATGCCAAGTAACAATCTAAACGATAAAGAAATTAGATTAGAAATATTGCGGTTGATTAAGGAGACAGGTTCTGAACAACAAAAAAATAATCCCTTGCCAACCGCAGATATTTACTATAAGTGGATAAATGGTAAGACAATTCGTAAGAACCTTATTGACAAAAAGGAATAGACTCTAGTCTAAAAGACTTAAAATCCAAGAGATGCCTACTATTATTTAGTGGAGAACCTTTCTGATTATTTTAACTAACAATAATATGGAGAGACAAATATGTCATCAAATATAACTACAGCTTTTGTACAGCAGTATTCTGCTAACGTACAAATGCTATCTCAACAAATGGGATCGTTATTAAGAGACAAAGTCAGAGTTGAATCTGTGGTTGGAAAAAATGCTTTTTTTGACCAAGTTGGCTCAGTAACTGCTGTTGAAAAAACTAGCAGACATTCAGACACTCCGCAAATAGATACACCTCACGCTAGACGTAGAGTATCTCTTGCAGATTATGAATTTGCTGATTTAATAGATCAACAAGACAAAGTAAGACTCTTAATAGATCCGACTTCATCTTATGCTCAAGCTGCTGCTATGGCAATGGGAAGAGCAATAGATGATGTGATCATAACTGCTGCACTAGGTACTGCGTACACTGGTGAGACAGGATCAACTAGCACATCAAACTCGAATCAAATCGTACATGGTTCTGCTGGTTTAACTATCGCTAAGTTAAGAACTGCAAAACAGACTCTTGATTTAGGTGATGTAGATCCTTCAATTCCTAGACACATAATCGTGTCTCCGAAGCAGATCACTGATCTTTTAGGAACAACTGAGGTTACAAGTTCTGACTTCAACACTGTCAAAGCATTGGCAAATGGTGAAGTAAACTCGTTCCTTGGTTTTAATTTCATTGTATCAAACAGACTTTCATTATCTAGCACAACTAGATCATGTATAGCTTTTGCACAAGATGGAATCGCTTTAGGTATTGGCAAAGATGTTAATGCTAGAATAGACGAAAGAAGCGACAAGTCTTATGCTACTCAAGTGTACTACTGCATGAGCATTGGTGCTACTAGAATGGAAGAAGCTAAAGTTCTTGAAGTACAATGTACAGAAGCATAATAGGAAGGATATAAAATATGACAACTAAAAATACAGACCTGGTAGCTAATTTCGAAGCGACTCCACCAGTAGCTAATAACGCAGCCGAGTTGGCTGGTGTTGTTAGAACTGCTCATGGATCGGTAGAACTTGCTGCTGGAGATAGTACAGATAACGACATTGTTATGTTAGCACCCATTCCTAGTAATGCGGCTGTGCCACAATTATTTATTGGCTCAGACACATTCGGTGGTTCGTGTACTTTCAATGTTGGTCTTTATACGACAGCAGGTGCGGTAAAAGACGAAGATGCTTTCGCAACTTCAGTAGCAGATGCTGCTGGAATGACAGATGTTCGTTTCGAAGCTGCTGATCTAAACACTGGTTCTAAAAAGGTATGGGAACTAGCTGGAGACAGTTCAGATCCTGGTGGATATTACTATGTTGCAATCACGTTTGATGCAACAGGTGGTACTGCTGGATCGTTAAATTGGAATATTAATTACGTTGTAAATTAATAAACTAATTGTTACAAATATTAGGGGGGGATCTTGCCTAGCGGTACTTCCCCCCTTTTAGTATGAAGAAGATAGAAGATTTAAAACCTGTATTACATTTTAAAAAAAACGATTATGTTTATAGGTATGTGTTAGTGGACCGCTTTAAAAATGATGCTAAGTATCATTATGGTTTTGACACAAAAGAAGAACGAACAGAAGAAGAGATATTTGCCTTATTAAAAGATAGACAAATAAGAAGAAAATATATTATAAAGGATTAATATGAGCTTATATAGAAATATAAACGCAAGAAAAAAAGCGGGAACATCAAGATCAAAAAAGAAAAGTACAATCACAAAGAAAGCCTACGCAAATATGAAAGCTGGTTTTCCAAAAAAGAAAAAATCATAATCAATGGCATCAGTAGTTGGAATTTGTAATGGAGCATTAAATCAATTAGGGGGAACAACAATTCTTTCCCTAACAGAAGATTCAAAAAACGCAAGGCTTTGCAATTCAAGATACACACAAGTTAGAGATGCCTTATTTAGAACACATCCTTGGAATTGTTTACAAAAAAGAATTGCTATCGCAGCAGATGTTGCTACTCCTGCTTGGGGTTTTTCTTACCAATATACTTTACCTGCTGATTGTTTAAGATTACTTAGAATATTAGATTACGATTCAAACTATAAAGTTGAAGGTAGAAAAATATTAAGTAACACATCAAGTATGAAAATTTTATATGTTGCAAGAATTACAGATCCTAATGAGTATGATGAATTATTAAGAGAAACATTATCTTCATCTCTTGCTGCTGATATGGCTTTTGCAATCACTTCTAATAATAACACTACTCAAAATATGTATGAGTTATTTAAAGAAAAATTAAGAGATGCAAGATTTGTAGATTCAACTGAAGGACAGAATATAGATCAAGACCTTGGCATGACAGATGTTATTGATGCTGGGACTTTTATTAACTCAAGGTATTAATTCATGGCTAGAGTTGCAGTTCAATTAACGAACTTTACAGGTGGTGAATTATCTCCACGATTAGATGGAAGAAATGATCTTACTAAATATTCTTCAGGTTGCTCAACCTTAGAAAACTTAGTTGTTTATCCTCATGGAGCTGCTGCAAGACGACCAGGCTCAAGTTTTGTTGCCGAAGTTGCAGACAGCGATAATAAAACAAGATTAATTCCTTTTGAATTTTCAACAACACAAACTTATATGTTGGAGTTTTCAAATTTAAAAATAAGATTCTATAAAGATAATGGTTCAATTTTAGAAGGCGATAAAACAATAACAGGAATTACTCAAGCTAATCCTGCTGTGGTTACTTCTAATTCACATGGTTATTCCAATGGAGATGAAGTTGTTATTACTGCTGTCGTAGGAATGACACAGGTTAATGGTAAAAGATTTTTAGTTGCAGGTGTAACAACAAACACTTTTCAATTAACAGATAAAGATGGAACAAATGTAAACAGTACAGGTTATACTGCTTATAGTTCAGCAGGAACAGCTAATAAAGTTTATGAAATTGCTACTCCTTATACAACAGCTCAACTGTTTGATATTAAGTTTGCACAATCTGCTGATGTTATGTATATTACGCATCCTTCTCACGAAGTAGAAAAACTTTCTCGGACAGCTCACACTACATGGACATTAACTGATGTTGATTTTACTAATGGACCTTTTATGGATGCCAACACAACAGCAACTACTTTAACACCAGCTTCTGCTGGAGTAGGAACAGGTGTTAATATTACTGCATCTGCCATTACAGGAATTAATGGTGGTGTAGGTTGGTTAGCAACTGATGTAGGCAGACAAATTTTTTTTAATAGTGGTTATGCAACAATTACAGCAAGAACAAGTGCTACAGTTGCAGTGGCTACAATTACAACTGCATTTACAAATACAGATGCAACAGCAGCTTTTCAACTAGGATCATTTTCAGATACTACAGGTCATCCTTCTTGCGTTACTTTTTTTGAACAACGATTAGTTTTTGCAGGAACAACAGATCAACCTCAAACCATATTCTTTTCTAAATCAGGTGATTATGAAAACATGGATGAAAATATTGGCGGAACAGTAGCTGATGATGATGCAATGGTTTACACGATTGCTTCTAACCAAGTTAATGCTATTCGTTTTATGACAGCAACAAGAACTTTAATTATTGGTACAGCAGGGGGTGAATTTACTGTATCAGGCGGTGGTACAGATAGTGCAGTTACTCCAACTAATATTTTAATTAAGAAACAATCTAATCATGGCTCTGCAAATGTAGATGCTTTAGCTGTAGGTAACGCAACATTATTTTTACAAAGAGCTAAAAGAAAAATAAGAGAACTAGCTTATAACTTTGATGTGGATGGTTACATTGCACCTGATATGACTATTCTTGCTGAGCATATTACTGAAGGTGGATTAACACAAATTGCTTATCAACAAGAGCCGAATCAAATTATTTATGGAGTAAGAGGTGATGGCGAATTAGTAGGGTTTACTTATCAAAGAGAACAGCAAGTAACTGCTTGGCATAGACATATTTTTGGTGGAAGATTTGGTAATGCAACAATCACAGTTACTGATTATGCAAATATAGCTAATGGTACAAGAATTGTTTTAACAAAAGTAGATGGAACAACTACAACCTTTACATCCGCTACATCTTCTACAACTGGAAAATTTCATACTGCAACAAGTAATAATCAAACAGCAACAAACTTAAAAACATTAATAGATGCTGATTCTGATTTTACAGCAACAGTTTCTAGTAATGTTGTTACGATTACAGAAACATCTCCATCATCTACAGGATTTTTAACAATTAAATCTTTAGACGATGCTACTCGATTAGCAAAAACTAATGAGGGTAAAGCCGTATGTGAAAGTGTTTCTGTTATACCTACTGATGATACCGAGTATCAAGTTTGGGTTATTGTTAAAAGAACAGTTAATGGAATAACAAGACGATATGTAGAATACTTAAATGTATTTGATTTTGATGAAACCGACAATACAACATTTAATTTTTTAGATAGTGCATTAAGTTATAGCGGTTCAGCAGTTACAACAATTTCAGGTTTAGATCACCTTGAAGGACAGGCTGTTGGAATATTAGCTGATGGTGCAACACACCCAGATAAAACAGTTGCAAGTGGATCTATTACTTTAGATCGTTCTTCTAAAAATGTTAAGGTTGGATTAAATTATACTTCTTTATTACAAACCATGAGATTAGATGCAGGATCTCAAGATGGAACATCTCAAGGTAAGACTAAAAGAATTTACGATATTACAGTTAGAATGTTTGAAACTATAGGTGTAGAGGTGGGACCTAATCTAAATGATTTAGAAAGAATACCTTTTAGAAGTTCTGCTGATCTTATGGATGAGGGTATTCCACCATTTTCAGGAGACAAACAAGTTGAATTTAGAGGTAACTATGAAACAGATGGGTTTATCTTTGTAAGACAAACTCAACCTTTACCTTTTACTATTTTATCGTTATACCCAAGGTTAGCCACAAATGACGGATAATATACTACATATAGTGCCTTACATTGCAAAACATGGTAAGATTATTTTAGCCAATCAAATGAATCATGTACTTATGGATCAAGATGCAAAATTTGACGGAGAAGCGATGGAGCTAGAACAAAAAGGTTTAGCTTACACTTGTATCGTTAATGATGAGCCTATTGCTTCTTCTGGTATGAAAATTATTTGGGATGGTGTTGCAGAAGGATGGGTACTCGCAAGTCATAAAGTTTGGCAACATCCTCTTTTGGTAGCAAGAGCAATTAAAAAAAATTTTACAAGACTTGCAAGAGAACACAATATAAAAAGAGTTCAAACTGCGATAAGAGCTGATTTTGATAAAGGTTTAAGATTTGCAAAGTGGTTAGGATTAGAGGAAGAGGGTTTAATGAAACACTATGGTTTTGATGGCTCACATCATTACAGATATGCGAGGATTTTTTAATGAGTTTTTTAGCACCTTTAGCACCAGCAGTTCCATATATATCGGCAGCAACGCAAATTGTTGCAGCTAAACAAGCGAGTGCAGCAGGTAAATTTAATCAATTAATAATGAATCGTAATGCTCAAGTTGCAGAGCAAGAAGGTGAATTAATTGAAAAACAAAAAGAATTTGATCTTGCTCAATTTGATAAAAAATTTGCAAAATTTCAAGGGGAAACAAAAACTGCTATATTAAAATCTGGTGTAGAATTATCTGGATCAGGTTTAAGAATATTAAGAGCTAATGCCGAAAATGCAGAATTAGAAAAAGATATTATAGATTATAATGCAAAAATAAATAAAGTTAGAAAATTTGAAGAAGCAAATTTTGCAAGGATGCAAGGACAAGTAGCAAGAAATCAAGCTAGAGCAGCAGAATTAGGTTATTATGCTCAAGCAGGAACAAGTTTATTGAAAGCGTTTGGATAATTATGCCTAAAATACCAACATATAATACAGAAGGAAGAGTTATATCTGAAGGACCAGGAGTTAAAACAGGTATTCAAATTTCTCCTAGATCAACTATAGCTGCTGCATTAGTTCCAGCTGCTAATGAACTTACTAATTATGCTATTAAAAAAAGAGATAACACAGAAAAATTAGAAGCAAATAAAAAATTATTAGAATTAAAAGCAGAGCAAGATAAAATTATTCATTCACAAAAAGATAATATTAATGACGAAGATGCTATTAATAATTATAAAACACAATTTACTCCTATTTTAGAACAAACTTTATCAACTGTTAAAAATAGAAGAATTAAAGAATTAATTAAACAAGGTGCAGATTTAGAAAATTCTGAAAGTATTTATCATTTAAAAACTAATTCATTTAAAGCATATGAGAAAGAAAGCATAAGAGTTTATAATGATGAAATAAATATTGGTGTTAATAAATATAAAACAACAGATAACCCTATTTTAAAAGTTAAATATAAACAAGAATTTTATCGTAAAGCTGAAGAGTTCAATAAAGAACATATGCTTGGAGAAACTGATCTTAAAAAAAGAAAAGAAGCTATTGATTCTGTTTTATTGTTAGCTGATGCTGATTCTTTTATTGGTTTACCTAATGCTGAGCAACAAATTAATAATTTAGATCAATCATTAAAAGGTGATTCTTTTTTATCTAATGAAGATTTTAATAAATCTATTTATGATTCTTATGTTGCTAAAATTAATTCTTTAGCTGTTGAGGGTGATCCTAATGCTGATTATGATGAAGCGATTAGATTAACTAATGAGTTAGAAAAATTTAAAAGATATAATGGTAGTGCAGTTGTTTCAGGTAAAAGAGAACAAACATTTACGCAACTTAAAGAAAAAGTTTTATCAGAAAGTATTAGGCATGAA